TGGCGGGTACAGGGCGGCAAAGGCTACTTCACAGCCGAGTGTCGCGCCTGCATTGCCAAGGAGAAGCAGAAGGCGGAATTGCGGGCCAAGGCCCGCCAGAAGGCTGCGCTCGACAAGATCGAGGCGGCAGGCGTTGACCTGTTCTGCGCCTCGACGGTGGCCGGGGGAAGCAACATCCCCCACACCGCCGAGTTAGTGGAGCGGGTATTCGGATACTTCGGCGGCGTGGGTGGGTTCTCGTCCGTACTGGTCAAGCAGTACTTCGACTCCCCTCCCGGCGGCACGGCCAGAAACCGGCTCTTGGAGACGATGTGCCGTTTGGTCACCAAGAACGTCGAGGCCGGTGGCGCGAAGAAACCGTTGCAGTTGTGGTCCGAAGAGGAACTGGAACAGGAACTGAACCAGCGTTTAACCGAGGCCGTGTCCTCGTTCAAGGGAGTCACCATCGATGGCGAAGCGGAAATCCCCAAAAGGCTCACGCAAGAAGCACCCGAAGGTGACGCCGCCCCCGCTTCCGAATCAGGGGGGCATGACGCAGTACCAGCGGGACTCGATCAAGGAAGTCCAAAGCGAACTGCGAGAAAGGCGGCTGGAGGCTCTTCGGCTCTACCGCCCGAATGAGAATCAGGAAGCCGTCCACGCCTGCACTGCGAGTGAAATCCTCGTCATCGGCGGCAATCGATCCGGCAAGTCCCTCTGCACGTTTGTCGAAGACGCGAGGGCAGTGACCGGCCAAGACCCGTACAGCAAGTACCCGAAAGAGAACGGCATTCTCGTCATTGTCGGGAAAGATTGGAAACACATCGGATTGGTCTGTGTGCCTCTCCTGTTTCGTGCAGGGGCTTTCCGAATTATCCGCGACGAGAAGACGAACGAGTGGCGGGCCTACAACCCCGTCACCGACGCGCACCGCAAGGGCGAGACGAAGCCTGCGCCGCCGCTGATCCCGCCTCGCATGATCAAGAAGCAGAGTTGGGTTCTCAAGTCAGCCAACTACATGCAGTACTGCCAACTGCACAACGGATGGGAGATTCACTTCTTCTCGTCCGAAGGCGAGCCGGTACAGGGATTTCAATGTAACCGTGCGCACATTGACGAGGACATTAACAACGAGAATTGGGTGCCTGAACTTCAGGCGCGTCTCGTTGACCGACGCGGAGTACTTTCTTGGTCGGCTATGCCACATTCCACGAATAATGCGCTGCTTGGGCTGAAGGAACGCGCGGACGCAAGCGAGCAGGCGTTGGGCGACAAGTCGATCATCCGTCAGTTCAAACTGCGCATGCTCGACAACCCTTATCTGGATACGGAGGAGAAGAAGAAGTCCATCGAGCGGTGGGCTGCGCTGGGCGAAGACGTTCTCCGCATGCGAGCCGAGGGCGATTTCGTCACCGACTCCGTCCTGTGCTATCCGAACTTCGACATGCGGATTCACGGGATGGAGAGATCGGAACTCCCCGATGGGCAGATTCCGCACGAATGGACGAGATATGCCGTGATCGATCCGGGCCACTCCGTCACGGCAGTGCTTCTCTGTGCCGTTCCGCCGAACGAGGACTACTGGCTCGTCTACGACCAGTTGTATCTCAGGCAGTGCAATGCCGAGGTGTTTGGCGAGGAGTTCACCAAGAAGGTCAGGAACTGGCATTTCCACGCCTTCTTGATTGACGCCCACGGTGGCCGGTTGCGCGACATTGGCTCCGGTCGGCTCCCCGTCGAGCAGTACACCGAGCAACTCATCAAGCGCGGGGTGCGCAGCCAGATCACCGGCTCCAGTTTTCTTGCTGGCTGCGATGACATTCAGGCCCGCATGGAAAGCACCCGCACGGCCCTGCATATCCGCCCGCAGGGTACGCCGACGCTGCGAGTCCTGCGCGGCTCCTGCCCGGACCTAGAGCGCGAGATCAAGCGATACCGCAAGTTGGTGAACTACGTTGCTGGAACGGCCATCGTGACAGACAAGCCCAACACCAAGGGCGAGGTTCACTTGTGCCAATGTCTTGAGTATCTCTGCGCGTACCGCCCAAAGTACCACCGTCCTCCAGTGCGCAATGGCGAGCCAGAGCCATGGTGGGTTCAGTGGCAGAAGGATCGGAAAAAGCGGCTGGGGGAAGGTGGGGGTGCATTCGTATGCTTGGGTCCACAAGGAGGACAGTCGAATGAGTTCAACTGAATGGAAGATGCCGCGCCCGAACATTGGCGACATTGTCCTGTTTTCCAAGGACTATCAGAACTTCACCGACCCCTGCATTGGCTTCGTTGCGAAGGAACCGGGTTCCTCGACCATAACCATTCTGACGTTTACCCCCACGGGGTATTCCATGGTCTACAACAGTTGCCACCATCGGAGCGATCCGGCTCTTAGGGGTGACCACGGCTGGCAAGACCTTGGCGTCTGGGAGTTCGCGCCCATCACCGCGACCATCCGAGAACTAAGCGCGGAGCCAACCAGTGTCCGAAAGTCTGCCAAGTAACAACCCGCTGCGGCAGATCGTCACGACTTGGGTCAAGAAACTCAAGGCGGCGGAGAAGTACAAAAAGCCCTTCTCCGATGACGCTAAAGAAGCGTCCATGTTCTTCGACGGCGAGACGAACTGGATGTGGCGGGACTCCTACGCCCGTGGCGAGCGTGGCTACAACTCGTCCATTGCTCCTCCCGCCTTCCGCATGCAACTCAACAAGGTGTTTGAGTTGGTGGAGATATTCGCGTCTGTCATCTACCACCGTAATCCGGTGCGTACCGTGACAGTGATGCAGCCGCCGGAACTGCCGCTCAAGCACCTTGGTCTGGACGTTCCGCTTGGCCCCAATGGGACGCCAAGCCCGGAGCAGATGCAAGTAATCGAGACGGTCAAGATGGAGCAGCAGCAGCGCGAGCAGCGCGAGATGACCGCCAAGTTGATGGAGTCGTATTTGAACTGGACTCCCGTCGAACTCGACCTCAAGCGGCAGGCCCGCAAGGTGGTGAACGAGGCGATGATCAAGGGGGCGGGCGTCTTCTGGACGGAACTCGTCACGGTCGATGCATCAGGCAATGCGAGCGTCCCGCCGATGCGGATGGTGGGTTCGTTCTACGACACGGTCGATAATCTCCTCATTGACCCGGACTTCGACAACGAAGATGACATGTTGTGGTGTGCGCGCAAGTGCGTCCGCCCGCTCGATGAAGTCGCCGCCACCTATGGCGTCCCGCCGGAAGACCTGAAGAAGCATCTGGAGGGCGAGGCCACGGTCCTGAAGAAGGAGCCGCGCGGCAAGAAGAAAGAGACAACGAATGAACTGGTGACCTATTACAAGATTTGGTCAAAGTGCGGGATGGGCGACAGGTTCAAGGATGCGCCCAAGGACGGCAAGGGTGTGTTCGATCCTGTTGGGAAGAACTGCTATCTCGTCATCTGCGAAGGAGTCCCCTACCCGCTCAATCTCCCGCCAGAGATTATGAAGGAACAGGTGGACGAGCAGAGCGGCCTGCCGCCGAGCGTGATCCCGCGAGTGTCGTGGCCGATCCCGTTCTTCGCTGATCCGTCTGGGTGGCCGTTCACGATGCTGGCCTTCCACCGCAAGCCGGGTTATGCGTGGCCTGTGAGCCACATCCGGCCCGCGATTGGCGAGTTGAGATTGTTGAACTGGTGCTTCTCCTTTCTTGCAACGCGCATCGCAACAAGTTGTGAAACCATCGTCGCGGTGCAGAAAGCAGCGGACGAAACGATCAAGCAGCAGTTGCTCGCCCCCAGCGAAGGGGGATTCAAGATTGTTGAATTGTCTGAATTGCTGGGCCGCAGGATCGAGGACATTGTCAGTGTCTTTCAAATGCCGCAAGTCACGAAAGACTTGTGGGACATTATCTCCGCAGTACTGGACGAGTTTGCAAAACGCACAGGACTGTCGGAACTGGCTTACGGCTGGACGCGCTCGTCTCTGCGCAGTGCGGCAGAAGCGCAGATCAAGAACGAGAACATCTCGATACGCCCGGACAACATGAGCAACGAGGTCGAGGACTGTATGTCCACCCTTGCGCGCCGTGAAGCCTTGGCTGCGAAGTGGTTGCTTGAGCCGCAGGACGTTGCCCCGGTCCTTGGTGCGATGGGTGCCGCCGCGTGGACACAGTTCGTGCAGGAGCAGGACATTGTCTCGCTCACGCGCGAGTTGCTGTACCGCGTCGAGGCTGGCTCTGCCCGCAAGCCGAACAAGGGTTCTCGCGTCGAGCAGATGCAGTTGGCCGTCCAGACTCTTGGCCCGATCCTGTCTCAACTCGCTGGCTCTGGCATGATCGATCCGTTCAACGCGCTCATGCGCGATTGGGCGACGAGCCTCGACATTGATGCCTCGCCGTATCTTCTGCCCCCGCCGCCTCCCCCTGCGCCCCCTCCTGCGCCGCCCGGACTCCCCTCCCCACCGGAGCAGGCTGCGGAGGGGGCGGGTGGGGCTGGGCCGCAAGTGCCTCCTGAACTCCAACCGCAGGCGTAATGCCCCGCCGCTACTGCCGAGAAAGCAAGAGGCGAACAAACCTCTGGGTGCGCTACAGAGTCACCTCAGAGCATTACCGGTCGCTGCACAAGCGATGCGGTGGCAAGTGTGAGATATGCGGAGCCAAGGACAAGGGACTGTGCGTTGACCACTGCCACAAGACGAACAAAGTGCGAGGGCTGTTGTGCCGCCGGTGCAACAGGGGAATCGCTGATCTTGGAGACAACTCCGCTGGACTCTGGAGAGCATGGAAGTACCTCAATGACAACGACCACCCTACCGTTCGACATTCAGAACTCCCGCCCGGACATTCAGCAGGCGTACCGAAAGATGGTGGAAAACGGCGTGGCACCACGCATGGCCGAGATGCTGGCCCTGCAAAGCCCGCCCGCCGTAAAGGGGACCGACAGAACCCTGATGCAGGGCCGGTACAACAACGAGCAGTTCGACGCGATGCCGCCGGATCACGCGCGCGGACTTCTCCAGATCGCACGTAAGGCCGGAATTAACCCGAACGGCAAGTACTACTGCTCCGGGCTGGCGGACAAGCGCGGGCCTGCGGACCCTGCGGCGTGGATCGACAGCGTCAGCGATGTGCAGAAGGTAGCCAGCGCGCGCAACCTGACGGTAACCGGGGCCGTCCAGCACAAGGGGGACGCCATGCCGCGCCCCAAGGCCAAGCCTCTCAGCGAGCCTTTGGTGCGGGAGATGATGAAGGTCGAGAAAGACCGAAAACCGACCATGAAAAAGGGTGAGTTACGAGAGTACGTAATTGAGAAATACGGGCGGAAGTCTAAAGACTGATGAACACTGCGCAAGACATCGTCGCCTATCTCATCGCTTCCAACGGCGGCGGCTCGCAGGACGGTGAACACGCCGCCATCCGGCAGGCAGTTCTTCATGGTGTGCGAGATGTGATGCAGTGTCGCCAGTGGCTCTGGCACGTGCGCGCAGGGTCGTTCACGACGCAGGGCATCACCACGACCGGATCGGTCACGACGGGCAGTAAGGACGTTGTGGTCGCCAGCACGGCGGGCTTCGTTCCGGGGCGCATGGTGCAGATCGGCGCGGAGTACTTCCCGAAGACCACGCGGATCATGTCGATCAACGGCAACGTGGTGACGCTCGATGTGGCGTCCACCCGCACGGCCACCGGAGTCCCCGTCCAGCCACAGGTCTACTACGACTTGCCCGCCGACCTGAAAGACATTGACACGCTGGTCACCAATACGGTCGGCACCCTGCACACCTACCTCACTCCGCAAGAGTGGCAGCGGTTGGAGATCAACACTCGCGGCGCAGGCGAGCCGTACTACTACACCGTGATGCGGTCGGACATTCAGCCGGATCGATACCAGATTCGGTTTGTGGGTGTGCCGACGAACACCACGGTCGTTCACTACACGTACCGGGTGAATCCTCCGCCGATCAAGTACATGGGCTACGAGCGGCTCGTCAGGCAGGGGACGGTGGCTGTGGCTCTCGACCCCGGCACCAATACTCCGGTGGTCACTGGAACAGGCACGGCTTTTCCGCAGGACTGCGCTGGGTGCTACATCCGCTTCGGTGCCGATGGGATGGATGCAGACCCTGTCGGCGCGACCGTCCCGTTCGTCATGGAGCGGCGGATCGAGAAGTGGAACTCCAAGACGGAACTTCTGATCAGCAGTTCGACCATCTACAACCGCCCCGGCCCCTACGGAATCCCCAGCCCGGACGAGTATGACGGCGGCGTTGTCGGCACCCCCGTGGCAAACCCCACGGTCCCGTACTCCAGCGAGATCGCCACGCTGCCCACCAAGTCAAAGTACTCGATCACTGATGTGATTGACGCCAGCCCGCAGATGTACACGGCGATCCTGTCAGCCTGTGAGATGTGGTACGCGCGGATGGCTGGCAAGCAGGCTGACACCGCGCTCGCGATGTTCAACCGCGATCTGCGCCTCGCCATGGAAGCAGACGTTGTGGCCCCCTACAGCGGGCGACCGGGCAGCACCCCATATCCAACGCCGCGATCCATGGGGTGGCACTCTGAACTCATGCCAGACCTGACATGAAAATCCGTCAGTGGTTGGGATACAACGAGGACGCCTCGCAGTATCTACTGCGACCGGGTGAACTCCGCGTACTCAACAATCTTCAGGCCCGCCGCCCCGGCATGCTGACTGCCCGCAAGGGTCTGACGAAGATTTACGGCAAGTACGATGACGAGTCGGTCTTCGGCCTGTACCGTCGCGCCACCATCCTTGGCGATCCCTCAGACTTCCTTCTCCTGAAGAAGGTGCTGGTCGAGCGGGAACTGACCATCGCGCAGATCGCCGCAGACGAGAACCCGTATGAGTTTGCATGGATGGTCATGCGGATCATCGGCAACTCCTCGCGGGTCATCGACACCCAGACCTACGGCAGCATCCACAACTTCTGCGTGGCGGAAGATCGCCATGGCCGGATGTTCCTGACCTACGGTAACGGCAGCAGGCCGAGGCTCTACCGCCCCGGCAGTCTCGCCAACGTCTGCCTCGACATGGGGCTCGACCCGCCGCTCAGTGCGCCATCGGTCACGCCGACCGGCAGCGGGTACTTCA